AGTTAAAGAACTAGAGCCTGGTCTAAATGCACTATTTGGACTAGAATATAAACAGTATGAAAATCAGGCAGCTGAAATTTATACTACTGAGTCATCTGACAGAGCTTTTGAAGAAGAAGTTATGTTGTCAGGTTTCGCACAAGCAAGAGTAAAACCAGAAGGATCTGGAGTAGCTTTTGACAATGCGCAAGAAACTTTCACAGCAAGATACACTAACGAGACAATCGCTCTCGCTTTTGCAATCACTGAGGAAGCTATTGAAGATAACCTGTATGACAGACTTGCTTCTAGATACACAAAAGCACTAGCAAGATCTATGGCGAGCACAAAACAAGTTAAAGGTGCAGCACCATTAAACAACGGATTTGGAACTTTCAATTCCGGTGATGGTGTAACATTATTTAACACAGCTCACACTACGATTGCTGGATCTTTCAGTAACACGTTAGCAACTGCTGCGGACTTAAACGAAACTTCATTAGAGCAAAGCTTAATCGACATTGCTGCGCTAACTGATGAAAGAGGTTTAAAAATTGCTGCTAAAGGAACTAAAATGATTGTTCCTTCTGCTTTGCAATTCGTAGCTGAGAGATTGATGAAATCTCAAGGCAGAGTAAGCACAGCTGATAATGATATCAATGCAATCAGATCAATGGGTATGATTCCTCAAGGTTATAGAGTGAACAACTACCTAACTGACACTGATGCGTTTTTCATCATTACAGATGTTCCTAACGGAATGAAGCACTTTAACAGAGCACCTCTTACAACTAAGATGGAAGGGGACTTTGATACTGGCAACGTAAGATACAAAGCTAGAGAAAGATACGTATTTGGCGTATCAGACCCTAGAGGTATTTTTGCATCACCAGGTGCTTAATCAGTAATTAAACTATTTAATAGGGCCGGACACAATTCGGCCCTATTTTTTTTGCAACTTATAAAAACCATGGAAAAATCTTACAAAATCAAAATACGAGCATATGGATATTTAACAGAGTTTACTGTTAAAGCCGTTAATGAAGGTAAATCATTAGAAAATGCTATAGTTGACAAAGTAGGAAAAAATGATATAGTTTGGGACAAATCTGATTTTTATGATCAGAGGAAAACATGGTTAACATACGAGGAGATTGTAAATGATAAACGACCTTTACAAACAAAAAACATCCTTGGAGTTGAGCTGGCAACAAGAGCATAATTTACACGGTAAATACACTCTTGACATGGTCAGAATTGATAGCAAGATAAGAGAAGTTATCAATGAAATTAAGCTTGAAGAAGCTAAAATTGCTACTAGAGAAAACGCAATTGCTAATTCGGCTCCACAAGTTTCAGTAGCTACTTAATCAAAAGCTACATCGCTGAAAACGCACTTTCTTCTTAAGGTTCTCTTGCACTTCATATAAATATAAGATATAAAATTCTCACTATACTAAAACTTGTATATAGACGCGTATAGTCGACGGCCTAGAGACTATATACAATTAACTAGGAGGATATAAATATGGCAAGAACAAACTTTTCTGGACCTATCAATCAAGGTAACGTTCAGCAAACAACAGATACTAAGTTTACTGCTAATAAAGTAAGAAACGTAGGATTTGTAACGTGTACTCAAAGTTTTTACTTTGATCACCAATCAACACAATATACTGTCGATGACGATAGAATTGTAGCAGCTAGTACTTCCGCAGGTGCACAAACTGTACTTAATGGAACTAGTGTTTCTGGTTTAACAATAAACGGAAACAAAATGGCTATGTCAATGACTATTACATCTGCAGGAGATGATTCTGGTGAAACAGCAACTATCGTTGGAACAGATTGTTTTAATCAGTCTCAAAGTGAGACTATAACGATGGCAAATGCTGGGACTGTTAATACTACTAAATACTTTGCAACTGTTACAAGTGTAACTTTTTCAGGTGCCCCTGCGGGTGGCGGAGCTAAAATAGGAATTACTTTAGCTGATAGTGTAGTTGTATTATGTCAGTCTGACTTTAATGGTTATCCATTAAGCCAAACATCTTCATCTACTGGTAAGAACTTAGCGAATAATATTATTATTCCTAAAAATTCTAGAATCAGTGACATGAAATTGATTGTAAACGAGGCATGGAACTCAAGCGGTAACGTGACTTGGAAAATCGGTGCAAACTTAAATACATCAGCAACGGCTTATACGTTAGATGATGATTATTTTGCAGGTGTTACAGCTAGCATTAAAGCGATTGGAAGATATGGTAATCCAGCAGATTTAGATGTAGCTACAGGCGCACAAACTAAAAATGGTTTGAACGTTTCTGCAGCAGACACTGATTCATTTGAATCTGATAAAATGGTAGCAGTTATTGTTAATCAAGCCGGTTCGGTTTCAAGTGCAGGTGAAGCAACATTGTTTATTGATTATCAACAAGCTATAAACGACACTAACTAATAAAATTTAACTAGGGCCCTTCGGGGCCTTAGTATAAATTAGGAGAAAAAAATTATGGCTATGACAAGCCCACAGGCACAAACATTATTTGTAGCAGCAAACACTGCATCAATTGCAGCATTGCAAACTACTGCAGGAGCGACTGCTCTAAATTTAACATCAACAGGAGCAAATGTTGTAACTTTAGGTCAATTTACATTTGGCATGAAAATAACAATAACTTCAGCTGGAGATGAATCTGATATTGGTTTTGCAATTGTAGGAACTGATCTTTCAGGAGCAGCAGCATCTGAAACTTTAACAGGTCCAAATGCAACTACAGTTACGTCTACTAAATTTTATAAAACAATTACATCTATTACACCTGACGGTGCAGTAGGAAATAATACTTCAGTAGGAAATGCTGTTTCAACTTCAGGTTCAATTGCAACTTTTGCAGGCAGAACTAGATTAAGAGGATTATTTGGAACTACTGCAGCAACGGCTGATACAGTAACAAGTTTTCATAATGGACTGAATACATCTGAAACTAGAACATTTGCTATTCACAATCCTTTAGCAGCTAAAACTTTTATTAATCCAGCAGATCCGCCAGAAGGTATTTTATTTAAAGATGGCTTAACAGTAGATATGCCTAACAATAGCTTTTTAAGTTTAACGATCTACTACGACGGTTAGGAGACATAAATGGCTAACGTTACTTCAGGCTCTTATACTTTTGATAAGACCTTCGCAATTGATGATATTATTGAAGATGCATACGAACGTATTGGCCTACAAGGGACATCTGGCTATCAATTAAAAACTGCAAAAAGATCACTTAATTTATTAT